GCCTGAACGCGCCGGAATGAATAATTCTGTCGCGGTCTCTCTGGAAATCTGTTCTGATTTCACAGTCTGCTTCAAAGGTATCACGCCGCCGACCCGCAACCACGCTCGCGCAGCTCGGGCAGGCGTATTCACACAGCATCATTTTTTCATACTCAAGCGTTCGTTCACGAATTGTCTTTTTCATTGTTTTCCTTATCCATGGGTAAAAAGACGCGATGAGCACCGCGTCTTTTCGAATTTGTCTTTTAGCTGCTTTCGCACTGCCATTATTGAGCCATGCCAAACTTTTTGTTGAATCTGCTTACGCGACCGCCTGTGTCTACCGTTTTTTGTTTTCCTGTGAAAAACGGATGACATTTTGAGCAAATTTCAACTTTGATTTCTTGCTTCGTGGAGCGGGTTTCTATGTTCTCCCCGCAGGCACATTTAATCAGTGCCGCTTCATACTTCGGATGAATGTCTTTCTTCATGACTTTTATCCTCCTTCTTTTATTACTCTGCCACTGCTGCTTCGATTACGCTTTCTGCTACTGTTGCATCTGCGAAATCGCGCGCCGCTCTCTGCACTTTGCCTGAACGCAAGCATCTTGTACATGAATATACTCTGCACGGTGTTCCGTCCACTACTGCTCTCACGCGCTTCACATTCGGTTTGAAACTTCTGTTCGTCCGTCTGTGTGAGTGTGATAACTTAATTCCAAAGGCAACTCCTTTGCCGCATACATCACATTTTGCCATCTTTTTTCTCCCCTTTCATTCTTACACCCGCCACTTTATTTTAGCGCGGCTTTGTATGATTAAGTTTTTCGCATACCTTTACATTATATCAGAGCTTTTCAACATTGTCAATACTTTTTTTTGAATTTTTTCGCTTTTTTGCAAAAAATTTCGTCGCGCTTTTTGCCTACGCAAACTTATTTGGCACTGAGCGGGCTTTTCCGGTGGTACAATGGTATTATGAAAAATTATACACAGGAGGACTCAACTATGAAACTCAACTTTAATTTCCAAGACGATCTCTCGATTTTTGAAAAGGAAATCGAACGCTTCAAATGCTCCGAAAGACGGCGTGCTATGCTCTGCGGCGAAGATTACTACTCCGGCAGGCACGACATTCTTCACCGTTCTCGTACCGTCATCGGTGAGAACGGCGAACTCGAACGCGCCGTCAACCTCCCCGACAATAAAGCTGTCGATAATCAGTATCGCAAATTAGTCAATCAAAAAACCAACTACCTTTTGGGCAAACCGATTACGTTCCGAAAAATCGCTGACGGGAACGAAAACTTCGCCGGTTTTTCTAAACTCATCTCTTCTCTTTTCGACAAAAGCTTCATGCGGCTTGCAAAAAACCTCTGCAAAGATTCTTACAATCACGGAATTGCTTGGATTTACCCTTTCTTTGACAAGGGTGAACTCAAGTTCAAGCAACTCAAGGGTTATGAACTTGTTCCGCTTTGGCACGATTTTGAACACACGAAACTCGAATATGCTGTTCGCTTTTATGAAACAATTGACTGCTCCGACAGCGAAAAGATTGTTGAGCGTGCCGAAATTTTTAACTTGGACGGAATTCACTACTTCGAGTTAAACGAGAGCGGAAAATTACTCCCCGTTTCGCCTTATTTCACACCTTATATAACACACGGCGACGCGCAACTGTGTTGGGGACGCATTCCCCTTATTCCTTTCAAGCGCGACTCCGACGAATCACCTTTGGTTCGCTGTGTGAAATCGCTTCAGGACGGCCTTAACCTCATTCTTTCTAACTTTTGGAACGCTATGGAAGACGACCCCCGCAACACTCTGCTCGTTCTCGTCAACTACGATGGCGCAGACCTCGGCGAGTTTCGCCGCAACCTCTCCGCATACGGTGCTGTAAAAGTCCGCTCCATTGACGGTGTCGTCGGCGACGTTAAAACCCTTCGTGTTGAAGTCAACGCCGACAACTATCGCACCATCATCGACATCTTCCGCCGCGCCATCGTCGAAAACGGTATGGGATTCGATGCTAAGGACGCTCGTATTTTAGGTAATTCTAATCAGATGAACATTCAGTCCATGTACTCCGACATCGACTTAGATGCGAACGAAATCGAGACCGAATTTCAAGCTTCCCTCTGCGAACTCATGTGGTTTGTCAAACAATACGCCCGCGCCGCGAAAACCCCCGTACCCGATGAGGCGATTGACTTTATCTTCAATCGCGATATGCTTTTGAACGAATCTTCGGTTATCGACAACTGTGTTAAATCTCTCGCTATTCTCTCACGCGAATCAGTCATCGCTAATCACCCTTGGGTCGATGATGTGGTAGGAGAGAGTGAGAAGGTTTCGGAGGAATTTGCACAGAGCAACAACCTTGGCACGCAAGCGCGAACTTCTATGCTAAAATAGTATTATGGACAACTGCAAGAGAACGGTAGGTGAGCGCGGGAGCGACTCCATCCTTTCCGTTCTTTTGTCTGAGTCCTGTATATTACAACCTCTTTATTACTAAGAGGCATTTTTATTTAAGGAGGATTTCAGCTATGAACACTAAAATCCAAGAAGTTGTCGTTGGGGACATGATTGACGACAACACTCTGCACGCTGTCGGCGAAACTGCCGGCGAAACTGCTCCGGAAATTACTGAGGATGCGGAAAATTCGCTTGATTCGGTAATTGAGGGGGCTGTTGAACGAGCTTTTGTCAGAGCCCTTGACACCCTTATGGCAAAAGTCATTGAGAGTGTTACGGAAATGCTCGCTATCGGGCAAGCTGTCTCAGAAGACCCGTTACGTGATGTTTTCGGAGCTGTTCCGGGCGACACCGGACGCGAAAAGTTCGATAATCGTGTCGATTTTTCAAAGCTCAGCTATGGCGAACTCTGCGATTTTCTTGCGAAAAACCCCAACTCTAAATTCGTTTAATTGAAAGGAACAGGTATTCAACTTATGAAAACTGCAAAATTTAGTGCTGCTAACTTCAGCCCTGACGCTTTTGCTTACTCTGTTAAGCGCGTCAAAGCTCTCAAAATCAGCGAACTCAGCAAATCTAAGGCTTTAGTCGCTAACCCCGACATTAAATGCGCTTTCTCCGGCTCTGCTTCTACAGGCTATGCGCGCATTGTCATGCGCGGCACTCTCGACGGCGGTGCTGTCAATTACGACGGCTCTACCGACATTGCTCCTGATGCTGCCAAAGTCTTTGAACAAGGCGTTGTTGTTGTCGGGCGTGCAAAAGGCTGGGTCGAAAAAGACTTCACTTACGATTCCGGCGGCGGCGACTTCATGGACGGCGTTGCTAAACAAGTCGCCGAGTATAAAGACTTCCTTGATATGGAAACTTTAATCGCAACTCTCAAGGGTGTTTTCTCCATGAGCGGCGACGAAAACGAAGCCTTTGTCGATGCCCACACCCTTGACATCTCCGCTACCGGCGACGGTTCTATCACTCCTGTCGCTCTCAACAATGCTGCTTTCAAAGCTTGCGGCGCGAACAAGAAGAATTTCACTGTTGTTCTTATGCACTCTACCGTTGCTACTACTCTTGAGAACATGAATCTCCTTGAGTTCATGAAGTATACAGACAAAGAGGGCATCACTCGCGAAATCCAGCTCGGGACTTGGAGCGGCCGTTTGGTGATTGTTTGCGACGAACTTCCTGTTACTGCTGCGGGGACTAACACCAATTACACCAGTTATATTCTCGGTGAGGGGGCTTTCGCTTATGAGGACATCACTGTCAAGAACGCTTATGAACTCGCTCGCGACCCTAAATCTAACGGCGGTGAGGATACACTCTATATGCGCCAGCGCAAGGCTTTTGCGCCTTACGGAATCAGCTATGAGAAGCAAGCACAAGCAAGCCTTTCTCCCCTCGACACGGAACTCGCTGACGGGGAAAACTGGACCCTTGCTAACATTGATTTCGACACCTATATTGACCACACCAAAATCCCTATTGCGAGGATTATTTCTCGCGGTTAGGAGTCTATCATGCTCAATGAAATCATCGTGGGCGTTAAAAACGCCCTAATCTGCGAGTTCGGTGAAGGCGACTTTGATATTTTCACCGAATCTCCTGACGGCGGCAGCTCTTCTCCTTCATCGGGCGGCGGAAAATCCACGGTAAAACCTTGTTTATTTGTTACCAGTCGGATTCCGCGCTCGGGAAGCGTCCGCGAACGGCGATTCTCTAATCGGCAACTTCTCGGGAATCGCTATATCAAAACTGCGGGGCTGTGCATTGAACACCGCCCCGCCGCTGTTCGTGTCAACCCCTCTGCTAAATCCCTTCCGGGTAATCTTCAGGAGGACAACAATGCTGTTCTTGAACGGCTTTTTGTCTGCCTCGAATATATCCGACTCAAGGACGGTTCTCTCGTTCGCGGGGAAAATATGCAGGGCGAATACGACGGCAATGTCCTCAACTTCTTTGTCAGCTATGACGTTTTTGTCTATCTTTCCACTGAGGCCGAGGAAAATCCAATGCTTATGGAAGCTTTAGAAATCAACAACCACTATTAACAGGAGGTGCTTATTATGGCATTAGGCGGAGGCAATTTTATTGCTCAAAACAAGGTTCTTCCGGGAACTTATATCAACTTCGTTTCTTTGGCACGAATGGGGGCTTCTCTCTCTGAACGCGGAACTGCCGCTTTCCCTTTCGCTCTCAACTGGGGGCCGCAGGAGGAAATCTTCGCAGTTACTAATGACGAGTTTGTTAAAAACTCCCTCTCTCTCTTCGGGTATGACTACGGCTCGCCACAACTTCGCGGGCTTCGCGAAATCTTCCGCAACATTCGCACGCTTTACTGTTACCGACTCGGTAACGACGCTGAATCTGCTTCTTGCTCTCTCGGCGACGCTAAGTTCGGCGGCGAACGCGGAAACGACCTCACTATCACTGTCAACGAAACGGCTGGGCAGTTTCGCGTGAGGACTCTTCTTGACTCTGAAGTCGTTGACACTCAACACGTTACCAACGCTGCTGAACTCGTCGATAATGACTTCATTGTCTGGGACAAAGCCGCTACTCTCTCTGCTTCTGCGGGAATCCCTTTCACGGGTGGCGAAAACGCTGTCATTTCTACTTCTTCTTATCAGCGTTTCCTCAACCAAATCGAAAGCTACAATGTCAATGCAATCGGAGTTTGTTCCGAAGACCTCGGCATTAACTCCATGTTTGTTGCTTTTGTCAAGAATCTTCGCGACAATGTCGGGGTTAAGCTCCAAGGTGTTGTTTTCGACACCACGGGGCTTATTCCCGACCATGAGGGCATTGTTGTCGTTAAGAACGCTGTTCTTGATGACAATACTCCTTCATCTGCTCTTGTTCATTGGGTTACCGGGGCAATCGCCGGGGCGGCTGTCAATCGCTCTAACCTTAATCGCGTTTATGACGGCGAGTACAGCGTTTTTGCCGACTTCACTCAAAGCGAACTCGAAACTGCTATTCGCACAGGGCGGTTCACTCTCCACCGCGTCGGCTCTTCTCTGCGCGTCCTTGCCGATATTAACTCACTCACCACCACCTCCGACACCAAGGGTGATATTTTCAAGGACAATCAAACAATTCGCGTAATCGACCAAATCGCCGGTGATGTCGCTAAGCTCTTTAACGACAAATACCTCGGAGCTGTTCCTAACGATGAATCCGGACGTGTCAGCCTC